CTTTTTTGCATTAGCCTTCTTTGTCTTTCTAGCCACATACTTTTGGTGCGCACGGAATGATTCGATTTGTGACATTTTTCCTTGTTTATATAATAAATAAAACTCATATAATTTATCTTTTATTTGTTTTTTGTTTTGTAAATGATATTTATCGGAATTAATTTTATCTGTTTGGGTACACACCTTAATAGGCACAGCCCGGCCGGAAACAGATTTTATGCCAGTATACAATTCCCACAATTCATCATCACTTAAATAATTTTTGAAAGCCTCTACTATAGCAGGTTTATTGTAATTAACTTTTAAGCGAACAAAATCTATCAAATTTTGAAACCAAACCCTACACGCTTGACATGCAAAGGTTTCTTTACGTAGTCCACAAGCTCTTATTATAGTCTCAACATCGGTGCCCGACTCATTGAACATTTGCATACTTGAACGCATTTTAATACAATCGATATCTGGTAGATAATAATAATTACCATCGGGGCACAACACCCGCTTAAAACTATGCCCTAAAAAAGTACATTCATGGTTTAGTTTAAACCCTTCATGCGGGCTATGATACTCCATATCTATTTTGTGTTGAAATCGCTGTACTGTCCTGACATTAAAATATTGTTGTACATCAGGATGAACACTTGGATTAACATCATCACCACAGATGCGCAAATGGACAAGAGATTTAAATTTATCATAAGTATGTAGCTCAGATGGTGTACAATAATGCCATAAAACGACCATGTCCATATAATTTTTATAGCCGTTGTCTGGTGTAGTATTCGCATGACCAGAAGGTCCTCCAGCATGCCTATCGTACACTTCACCATCTATTTGCACTAGTGGCGATTCTGGCAACTCTCGATATAAGTTATGCAAGCGTTGTTTGTTTTCGGGGGTTCGCTCTGTATAATGTAACATATCAAATCGAAAATCCCTTATTTTATCAAAGCAATAGGATCTAAAACGACCATCAAATTTCTTCCCGTCAAGTTCCATTGTACAAGGAGTGAAAGATGAAAAACACATCATCTCACGATTTAAATCGTCCCAGCCTAGACCTTCATTAACATAACCTAGAGCCATACAGTGTTTCTTATTGCTTTTAATTAATTTATTATTGTGATCAACAGACAATTGCATAAGAGCGGTTGTATGACACACGTCCATAGCAATAATTGTCATCCCATCATCCAAAAGTAATTTGTTTGACGGTCTAAGCTCCTCTTTTACACTAACACTACATAAAGATTTAATATATTGTGGAGTATGTAGTACATCCCAGTACTTAACATAGGCCTCAGTAGAAAACGCCCAGAACTCCATCTTATTGTTGTGTTTTAGTGTCCAAGGATAACCAGGACTAGTTTGTTGTTGTTGATAATTTAAAATAGTATCAAAGTCCG